CTAAAGCAAATTTTTAAAATCAGCATTAACCAATGGATAAGCACCAGCGGCAATTAACTCATTAGGGCCTTCTGACAAGGGACTTGAGACTGGTCCCGGAACTGCAAAAATATTGCGATTTTCTTCTAAAGCAATATTTGCAGTAATTAAGGAGCCCGATCTTTTTCTAGCTTCAGTCACAATAATATTTTTGCTTAAGCCGCAAGTATTCTATTGCTTTGCGGGAACCCGACTCAAGTTCTATATAACTATAAAATTCATTGTTGTAGCGGGTTTTCTAGTGTTTCTAAAAATACTTGTGTGCCAAATGTGTGCCAACTTTAAAAATTTATTTTTACTTTATCTTTCCCTTTCTTATCCACTGGAACAAAAACTATAATATAAAGATATAAAATAGTCCAGCTTTAAAGTCAATGTTAATATTATAATAAATCATACATATCAACTCACCTACTATAATTTATAACACAAAAAAAGAGCCACCTTAGAGAATTAACTCCCTAAAGTGGCTCTTTTAATTTGTAGGATTTTTACATGTTTTAGCCTACAACTAAAACATGCGCACTAAGTTCACGTAGAATTCCTTAGCGCTTTTCTCTCTATAATTATATCATAACTATTTAAAAGTACCCAAGGTTCATTGGTATAAGCATTTCTACCGACCAAATACAAGTATCCGCCACCAGACCGTGGTTGACGTAACCACACATAACCATCATGGTTTGAGTATGCATCGTACTTAATCTCCGTACCTGGTCCAATTTGTGTAGCTACCGAACTTATAGTCTTGGCGCCCCATCTCAAATTAATGTAAGTGTTAGAGATAAATGTTCCATGCTCTTCAACCCACTTATCGCCTTGTGCATCTACCCAAGTTTTAGGTTGAGCAGGAGTAGGATTTGTAGCGGGCTTGCTAGGTTGTGCTAAAGGTTTATTTTCACTAGATTGGGATGAATTGTTAGCATTAAAAACATCCTTACCGTTATCAGTTACAGTAATTGATCCGTCCACCTTCATTCCAAGCAAATTATCTGTATATTGCCATGCATCTACGTATTTAGCAGATGGGAAGTAATTAAAATCAGGATTCTTATCTGCTGGTGCAACTGTTGGATATGATGCTAACCAGAAGAAATCCATGTATGGCTTTATTGCTTCTAAGTCAAAACTAGTTAATAAGTTCTTTCCGGTGTAGAATCCAGTCTTAAAGCCTGCATCTCGTAAGGCTTTTAAAAAGACAATTACTGAACTTGTAGGCATACCACTAATTTCAGCATCTAAAATCATTAAAGTCTTCGGTTTTACGTTAATCTTAGCCTTAGAATTGTCAATAAAGTATTTTGCTTCATTGACAGCTTGTGAATCATTAGTAAATCGACCAAAATGGTAGAATGCAAAAGCGTTAACACCACCAGCTGCTGCTTTATCAACTAAATCATGGATATATGGATTTACATAATTAGTGCTTTCACTAATCTTTACGATAGCTTTCTTGACTCCTAGCTTTTTGTAATCGTCTACTGTTAGATCTTTTTGGAAACTTGAAAGATCTATGAATATTTCTCTTGCCATTGTTTCTCTTCCTTTTATTAAACTTATTAAACGAATTAAAAATATATTGATTGTAGGTGTACATAATTATTTCTTATCAATTGAATCAGCAATAACATTAGTGCTACCTAAAACAGATTGCATGTGGCTAGCAAGGTCGCTACCATCTAGTTTTACATTCGCTTTAGGTTGACTGTTCTTAATATCGAAATCGTAAGCATGTTGTACATAATTACGTACCGTATCACGATCAATTGGTACATTAGGATATAATCTCTTTAATTGGTTATAGACTTCATCAGTAGCATCAATTCCCTTTTGCTTACCAGATTTATCATCTAGCGTTGCTTGATAGTTAGTTGCTTTAAGTGCAAGAGTTCCAAGCAAATCTAAAGCATCAGCTACTTTGGGATGCGCTACTCTTAATTTTTCAATCTGTGCTTTTTCTTTGATATAGAAATAGCCGGTGATTACACCGACTACAAATACACCAGCCAGATTAAATTAATTGTTTCAGTACTGTTCATCATTGTCCTCTTTTCAATTTATCTATCTCATCATTAAGACGTCTAATTTTATTGTTCAGGCGCTCAATTTCCTTTGACTTCTGTTCAAGTTCTTTATCTGCACGATTCAGATCATCTTTCAAAAGTCGTGGCTATTCTTGTCAGACTTTAATCTGAAAACAAAATAACCGGTGGCGAAAGAGATAAGCGCATTAAGTATTGAACTAAAATCATGCAACTTTATCTCCTCCCAGTTCTTCTTACATAGATAATCCCCATTAGCAAAATGATGTCATCAACTGCTGTCTTTGACATTCTGAACTCACCCGCCCCCACAGTATGCGTGATTTCGACGATAATCATCGACATAACTAAAAATGCCGACAGTCCTAATAAAAGTCCTGTCAGCATTTCGCTATGTTTAATTTTATGAAAATTTCTCATTGCCAAAATTACAAGTGCAATGCCGGTTAAACACATCAGCATATCAATTCGCTGATCGTTCATTAAATCAGAATATTGTGGCGGCCAGTAAAAGTAATTTCGATCTACAAATAAAGTAGTTCCATTACCAATCATTGCCAATCCAACTAACACATATTGGAAGTTTCGTCTAAGATTGACTAGTAGATCCTTCATAATCCTCACCTGTGATTTTTTTATAGCCTTCTGCGTTAAGGAATTTGTACTAACGTATCCACGCAATACTAAGTTAGATTCTTCTTTAGTCTTACCGAACCAGCCCCACTCATATTGCATTTTGTACATTTTGACCATTTCATTTTGGATTTCTTGTAAGTTAGCAAAAATTTCATCAAACATATTTATCTCTCTTTCTCTAATCATGACTTTCAGTTTTAACTGGCTCAACTACTGAGCTGTTGTAAGCCTTGGTCAATGCAGACACGGTATCACTCAAAGTAGCCATCATACGGTTGCTCATTTGCACTGTCTTTTGTAGTTGCTCCATTGCCGTGTCAGTCGATTCATTATTTTTCAAAGTATCTTGGTGTGCTTCTTGTAGCACCGTGATACTCTTTTGGGCATCCTCTAATTTTTCAACAACGGATGTTAAACGTTGTCCTAGAGATTCTTCACTTGTTTCAATCCATTTGTGTTCAATCCAATCATACTTAGGGGCTTTGATACTTGGATCTGGTGCTGTTATTGCAATAGGGTATTGATCTTCTTTAATGTCATCAGTTGTTCTAATAATACGAAACGGAATATTGTCATTAGACCAATAGTATGTTTTCATAGTGATTTCTTTTGCTGGTTCTATTTCAGTAGTTGATTGAGTAGGTGTTACATTTTCATTGTAATTTCTTCTGTCATTTTTGTTTCTGCTATACAAAACATGGAAATATGTAGAAGAATACGAATTTTCTACATATCAGAAAGATATATTTTTTCCTTTCTTTGTTTCATTTACTGTCGTCTTCACTAGTATTCTGATATTCCAATCTAGGAGTAATCACATTGACTAGCTCGTACAGCTTAAGGACCTAGCCAGCCCCGTTTATTTTCTTTATTTCACTAAAGCTAAAAGATTTAGAACTGCGTTTTCATCTCGATCGTTACTGTAGCCACATTCATAACAGATATACTCGTTATGCTTAGTGCCATGCTTTTTATTGCCTTGCAAAGTGATTTTTTCATTACCTGTTTTGACGTATCCGCATTTAGCACATCTTTGTGTCGATGGGTATGTTTTATCAGCTAAGATTAACTCTTTGCCATACCAATCACACTTATAAGTTAATATCTGCCTAAATCTACTAAACAGCGATCTCTGCATTCCTTTGGAAGCTACATGGGTCATCATCATTTGCTTTACTGCTAAATCTTCAATTACAATTTGGTCGTAATTATCTACAAGCTTAGTAGTGAACTGCTGTAAAAGATCATTTTGGATATTAGCTGTTTACGATAATCTCTTTGCAATTTGATTCTCACTGCAAAGTAATTATTTGATTTAACAGCTGATTTTCCGTTAACTTCTCTTTTACGTGCCAGCATTCTTTGATAATGCTTAATACGCTTATAAAGCTTTTGCAATTTAGCAGGCAAAACATTGATTTGCCCCTCGGTATAGTTAAAATGTCCAACATTGACATCTACTGCTGTCTTTTGATAAGTTTTAGCCTTACTTGAAATCTCTTCTTCATAAGGCAAAGCCGCATAATAAGCGTTTTTTTCTTTGAAGATACTTACTACTTTAACTTCACTCATCTTTAAGGCCTCATAACTAGACAAATCAAACCAAAACTCTTTTGAGATGCTTCTTGGTTTATCAAGGCGAAGCTTGCCATTAACAATCTTGGCACGATCGGTTTTAAAGCCTTGTCTGGGAGCTTTCTTTGATTTAAAACTAGGCATTCCCCAATCAGGTTGAGACTTATCAAAGAAGTTCTTCCATGCATTAGCTAAGTCTTTAATCGCTAATTGTAAGCATCTAGCTGACAAATCATATTGCCAATCAGCTTTATTTGCGACTAGTTCGTTGCGGACTCTGCGTTCGTTGGGACTGGGATTATCTTTTTTGTTTAGTGTATGAGCTTCATACATTAATTGCCAAGTTTCTAGGCCTTTATTCCAGCAGTATCGGCGATAGTCACACAAGGCATCAAGATGCTTTTGCATAGTTTTATTAACTTTTAGCTTAACTACTTGAGTTTTAATCATTGCTTCACCTCCTAAAATACAAACATAAGTTTATCTAAGGAAGGAAAGCAAAACAAGTAAGTATTGAATTAAAGCTTATTTTCCATGTTTAGCTTTCTAAATAAGCCTAATTTTCTATCTTCTTCTATAAATTTCTATATTTTGGTTAACAGTTAATCAGCTCCTAATCTTTTTCTTTCTTTTTGGTTAAAGTTTTATGGCTACATTTAGGACAGAATTTATACTCATCAAACTCTTCTTTGCTATATACCTTAAATTCAGCCTTACAGTATTTACAGTTAACTAAATATCGATCATTCTCTTGTAAATAAGGAATTGATACTTGATAAAAGTCAGCTAGCTTACGCCATTCATCCCATGAAACTTGTCTGACTCCTTGTTCCGATTTTCGGTAAGTAGTTGCACTAAATCCCATTTTCTCAAAGTCATACTGGTGTAAATGGTGTTTAAGACGCATTTCTTTTAATCGATTCATCGCCATTTAAAATGCCTCTATTCGTTTGTCTTTAATGCCATTGAAATTCAAAATATGTCCTTTTGTTCCTCGTAATATTCGACTAACAACTTTAGAATTATAAGTTTTAACTAATTGATTCTGCGTAAGATTAGTGGTGAAAATAATTCGTCTCTGACTATTAGTAATGTTGTATAAAATAGTTTGAACAAACTGGGTTGCATCCCTAGCATTACCACTCATTGCTGATTCACTACCTAAGTCGTCGATGACTACTAAATCAACATCCTTTAAAAATCGTTCAACATTTTTCTCAGTCCACCAACTCGTACTATCATCAAATGATGCTCGCAGTTGCATAAACAGACTAACCACGTTCATAAAAACGCATTTTTGAGGAGGGTGGGCATTATCGTTAACAGCATTTAGTATTGCCATTGCAAGATGAGTTTTACCTACACCAGGTGGTCCTGATAAGATCGTGTTAAATTTAGCATCTGGGCGTTTTAAATACTGACCAGCTATAAGTCTAGCTTGCTGTCTCAAATTAGCCTCTAAGGTGGCATTTTTTACGATATAGCTATCAAAAGTACAGGCATATGTTGCTGGATCATCCACTAATGATTTTCTAAGCAAAGTTTTTCGAGCATTATCTTCATAGATCTTTCTAACCATTTCTTTTTCAGCATTATCAAGCTTTTCTTTTTCACATAAAGGACAAATCTTACCTACTCTCGGTGCCTCAATCATTGGCTTATGGTGGATAGGACATTCATCTTTTGTGGTCTTAAATATATTTTTAAAAGCTCCTGCTAAGGAATAAAAATCACTCATTTTTATCCCTCCTAAAACGGCAAATCACTGTCATCAAATTGAGCCATCTGAGATGCTGTTTCTGCTGCCATTTGGTCAATATCAAATCCGTCTTTTTCTTTTCGAGCTTTACGTTCAATATCGACTTTTGAACTTTCGTTTAAATATCTTTCAAAGTTCTTAGCTCTAAACAATGTGCCAGGAGTTAAGTAGTTATCTCCCATATTTCCATTACTGAACTCTACGCCATGCCATTCAGCGTATTTCTTGTCGATAACCTTCTTACAGTCATCAACAGTAAACCCTTCTTTTAGACGATTTCTAATTGGCTTTCGATTGGTTTCAGTAGTTGTACGAAAAGATCGACCTGTTTTTGTGTTTAGGTATTCAATAACTTCCACGGTCTTTGCAAGTAAACTTTCAGATTTCTTTTTCTTAGTTTTACTTTGCTTATTGTCCTGTGGGTCAGCTTGATGACCCTCAGTATTATTGTTGTTAGTAGTCTCTGTAGTGTTATCTGTGTAGTCTCTGGTATTGGTTGGGTCATTTTGTCCCTCTGCATGGGGACAATCTGTCCCCTTCGACGGGTCACTTTGTCCCCATCGTTGGGACACTACCTCGTTTAATTTTGCTTCATCAATTGAATACCATTTAGTCTTGTCGAACCCAGCTTTATTAAAATTACTAGCCAAGACTATTTCGGATTTTTCTAGACTGCGCATAGTTCGTTTGACTGTTTTAACACTCCAAAAAGGAAAATTATCCTTTTGCCAATTTTCATAAGTGTTATAAATCCATTTTTTGCCATCAATAGTCTTAGCGCTTTTGGAATTGAGCCAGTAATTAAGCTGTTGAACTACAATTGCTTCATTCAGCCCAATTCCAGCAGCTAAATCAGGGTTTACTACTATAGGATGTTTGGCGAAAAGCCATGAAGGCTCTCCCATAACTATCGCCTTACCTTTCTATTTACTTTGCTGTGCTTCCTTGGCTTTCTCAGCCTCTTTTTCTTTCATAAATGATCCATACTGTCTAATAAGATTCCCTAGTGCACTATCTGGATTATTGTGGTTTTCTTTCCACCAAGTTTGAGCCGCAACATCTTTTTCTTTAAAGGCTTTAGTGTAAACAGTCCAAATGTTAGTCTTTTTACCGCCATAAGTTACCTGTGCCTTTAACATTTCAGCAGGAGTATATTTTTTAAACTTCGGCTTAGATTTTGGCAATGGCTTAGCATTCTTAGCTTGCTTAGTTCTTGGCTGGGTGGGCTTAACTGGTTTACCAGATGTGGAATCTGGATCACTACTTCCATCGTCAATAAGAAATAGATTAGCTAATGCGCCTTTCTTGGCATAGCTAGCAGCAGATCCACTAATTTGTGGAGCGTCCATCTTTTTTCTGGCTTCATCTTCCCTTACCTCATACACAGCAGTAATTTCAAAGTCATCATCGTGATACTTAGCTGTTGCTTGCTGATAAGCAGCATTGTCATGGAAGACAACAACCGTATCTAGCTTTACATAAGCTTGATATTCGTTCAGTAGCGGTTTTAATCTCAGCAAGATATCATCTAATGTACGATAGTTAAAACCACCGTAATCATTATTTTTGTCTAAAGGAACACTCATAGCTTGCTGAATTGCAATAAAACTTCTATCTACGTTAGTTGCTTGGGTTGCTTTCGCCATTAACTATTTGTCCTCCTTCAATACTGACTCTCCGACAGCTTTTAATTGGCCTACGATAGTATGCGTATTTTTGCTTATAGAAAGTTTTTCATCTTGGGAATGACTATTTATACTAGATCTGATTAAAACCGCTTCTAAGTGACTAAATTTTTCATTTAAGAATGCCTTTTGTTTTGGAGTAAAGTCTTTATTGAACATTTGTAACCTCGTTATTAAGTAATCTGAAAGTTCCATGCAAGCCATTATCTTTTAAATAGGATTTGAGTTGGTTTAGCTGATATTGTGTCAAGTCTTTGATAATTAAACGAACAGTGACTTTTTCATCAACTATTTCGCCATTTGAATTAACAACTTTTCCGTTTGCTAAAACGTGATTGTTTTTATCAAACTCTTGCTTACGTTCTTCTTTTTCAGTAACAACATTGATTAGCTCTTTCTTATAGTTGCTCATATCACGTAAGATATCAGCTAAGTCTTTTTTGCCTACTTGTTCAAGAAATGGTTGAACACCGATACTCAGCTCATCTCCCCTAGCAATAACTGCTTGGCGAATTTCTTTAAGTTGCTTTTGAGTTTGTAGAACCTTTTCACATACTTCTTTTGCTTCCTTAACAAAAGTTGGAAAAGCAAGTGATAAATTATCCCATTTAGGGTTATATGGAACCTGATCTATCTGTAAGCCATATTCATCAACAATTTGTTTGAATTTAGCAAATTGAATTTCATGTTTACCTGCACGGCGTTTGTCGTTATAATCATTTAATTGTTTTCCTAAATCATCAGAAACTGTCGATAGCTTAGCAGTTAATGTTTTAGTACGATCATTAAAATCGTCAATAGGCTTTTTGACCTCATTAACCTTATCAATACGTTGACGATCAATAATTTTGATTACTTTATTAATCTCTGCTCTAACTTCCTTAGAGGGTTTATAAGTATCTTTCGTTACCACTAATCCAGTAAAGCGTTCAACCATCGCATCAACTGTTTTTTCTAGTTGATTTTGATTTTCAAACTCAATTCTGGGTAACTCAGACTGCACTTTAAGCGTCTTTGGATCAATTATGTTGTTCTCCAACTATTCTTCCTCCCATATGTTGTACAATGAACTTCTTCGCCCATTGATTATCGTCAGGAGATACGAGAAGAAAATCATAACTAATTTCATCAGGATCAAGCTCATGTTCGTTACAGAATGAGATTAATCCATCGGAATAAATACAATCTTGCAGAAATGCCATAGGTTCACTAATTGGTTGCCAGATTGTATTCGTTATTGGAACTAACAAAGTTTCTTTTGGAAAAGCATCTTGTTCAATAGCATTCAAATTGTTAGTGTCTCTCATATATTTCTCTCCTGTGATATAATCAATATGTCGAAGGTTAATATCCAACATATGTGCGAATTGCTTACTTACTGATTTCAAGCAATTCGCCTTTTTTTATGCGTGAATACACTCCATTGCCAAAAAATAATTGTTTGTGCTTATCTTGTGGAGTATCTGCGATCGCATTACTTGAAAATAGAATTCCAGCTGTTGTTGCTTCTGAAAAGTGGCTATTCATTTTGTTCTCCTTCATCATCAAAAATACCAGCAGCTAACTTAGCAATTACATCTAATTGTGCAATCTTAGGAATTAGAGCCTCTAAAACATCACTTGCATTAATATCATCATCGTTAACCAATGCTATTAGTAATTGAACTTTCTTATCTTTATCCATTGGATCTAGTTGCTTACTAATACTTTTAATGGAGTGATACGCATCCTGATCGTCATCGGTAAAATACTTTTTTGCAAAGATCTCAGAAGCTTTTTCTCTATCTTCTTTACTATCACTGAGATTATGTTCTTTTTTTATTTCATTCAGCTTTTGTGAAAATAAATCCCAATCATTCATATTTTTACTCATCTTTAACTCCACATTTCCTTTATTACTTTCTTTGTGTCTTTTACTTGCGATTGAATATCGTTATGTTGGCGTTCAGCTCTTTCTTGCAAGCTTTGAACTGAATCAATAATTTCATCCTTATTTGTTGAACATAAAGACACAATCTTATGCATTAAATTACTATTTTGCTGAATGGCACCGGTAATATTTATCAATAAGGTTTTGATTTGCTCCATCTCCGAGCCGTTTGAATTTGGAATTGCTTGTTCACTGTTATGCTCTTCATCAAGTTTTGATTTTTTTCGGTGAAGTGCAGTTACTCTTTGCACTTCTTCCTTATGTGCTTTTTCCATCGCGGTTGTTGGATTGTACTGAACCAAATACGATGCCGTACTTCCGAATCCTATTGCTTTTGCCAATTGATATAAACGTTCTGGTGGGATTAAGTTTTTATAGGTTAAATACTTCGATAAACTTCCGTGTCCCCATCCCAAATCATCTTCCAACTGTGTTTGTGACTTCCCAGTTCCATTTAAATAAGCCATCACAACACTTTTCTTCAAATATTGTGGCTTTGTTATGCTTTTGACTTTTTTCATCTTCTTACCTTTCTACAACATGTTCCATCCGTAATAACCAAGCACGCTGATTAAAAATGTAATGGTTAAAATCATTAGAATACAGAAACTAATGGTCCACCAATCATTCTTAGGCTTGTTTTTTCTGGTCTCCATTTTTATCACCTGTATCATCAAGGTTGGGTAAATCCACTTCAATGTAGTTCTTTAAATACTTGGTAACCCATAACTGCATGCATTCGTTTAAGTAACTATTTAAGTCATTTAAAAACTTGTCTGAATCAAAGTGAGCTTTAGCTTGAATATGACCTAAATCCGTTACTGTCTTTTCTAATTCGTTCATTTAATTTTTCTCCCTTTTTTGATTTGTGCCATATCTTTCAAAGCCATCTTTCATTTGCTCAAAAATCCATCTAGCACCCTTTGATTGCTCATTAGTCATTTCTCTAAGTCCCCCTTTACAGCCAGTTACAAATTTAACTGCACCATAAATCTGCATTTGAAGAGAAGAATAACTATACTCAGAACGATCAATGTTACTATGAATCCAATCGTTAATTTCTTTTCTTAATTTGATCCATCCATCACAATATAGGGAGTCTTTTTCAACTAGCTCATCTCTTCTTTGAAGTTTATAAAGCTCATTCGCCAGTTTCTTTATATCCTCTTCTGTTAATGACACTGTTTCCTTTTGATTCATCCTACTAACCTCGTGAATAAAAATGCATTAGTTCTTCATGCGATAAGCAACTTGGTTGTTTTAATTCCACTGGAACTCCTGCTTTATCCAGTGCATCTTTCAATCCAAGAGCATATTCTGCTAATTCGTCTTTTTCTTTTTGCACTGTTATTAACTCTTCTTCTAACTTACCGTAATCATCATTTAAGTCATCAAAATCATCTTGAAGTTCATCATATCCATAGTCCGCAGCTTCATAATCATTTTGTAGACTTGCGATTTCATCGTCTTTATCTTGAAGTTCGTATTCATATGCACGTTGCATTTGGTCTAATTGATCCTTAATGAAATCGATAAAGTTTTCAGGAGCATAATCTGGATGCTCGGTTAAAAACTCAAAAGCATTTTGTCGATAGTCTTCTGGAAGTACTAACAAAGCAGTTTGTAAATCAGATTTTTTCATTTTTACCAAACTTCTTTCTATCTAAGTACAATTCACTCATTCCCAATAAATCAGCAATATATGCTAATGCTTCCCAATTTGATTCTTTAAGGTCAGTAAGAGTTGGGCCTCCAATCTTCATCGTCCCCCTCTTTAACTCGGGTGATTGAATATCTATCATTCGTGCTGAATAAGAAGTCCATTGCATCTTTCACATTTTTAAAATCCATAATTATCTTTCCTAACGTTCTAATTCGATTAATTCAGCTACAAGTTTTGATACTTGTTCTGGGGATGCACCTGCATCCATTTGCTTGCTTGTGTAATCTTTCAACTTTGTAATAAATTCGTTATCCATTGTCCTTTTCTCCTATCCAATCTTTAGGGTCTATATTTTTCAAATGGTATGTTCGATCTAGCCCATATAACAAAGCCGCTATCTTTTTCTCTTTATCTTTTCCTGTTTGAATGTAGGAACATTCTGTAAAGCCATTGTCATCATCTAAGTATCGTGTAAGCAACATCCATCCAGTAAAATAGCCAGAAAACATTGAAACGATTTCATATATTTTGGTTTTATTTTCATTAATGAACATGTCGCCAGGTTTTATATCATCAAACTTTGATTTAAATAGTCTAATTTCTTCCATTTTTTTACCTTTCTTTTTTGCTAAACTGAAATCATCTAATAATTAAGGAGATGATGAAGTGAGTGATTTAAACTTGCAATGTGTAAAAGATATTGTTGACTATCTGCATTCAAATGCCACTGACGTAAATACAATGTATTTTATGGATGATTTTCCTTTTGCTAATCGTTATTCACATTTTGAGATGAATATAGCCGTTGAAAGTTTGGTAAAGAATGGCTATGTACTATTTGATGAAATAAACGGAAATAATAAGACTAGCTATCGAATTGGAAAATTAACATCTCTTGGTGAAAAAGCTCATCAACAATTTCTTAATTTATAATCTTTGAGAGCGTTCTTTTAATGGGGTCGCTCTCTTTTTTTATTAATTGCCAATCGGTAGCAACTAAATCGTCAAGCTTGGGATTCCAATTAGGCATTATCATTTTTTCTTTCTTCATACTCCAAATTTCAATGTGAGAAGGACTATTAGTTGGATAAAAAACAATATCCGAATCTTTTTTGCTTTTTCTTTGTATATAGCAATCTTGTTGAAAGGCTTTTTTTGCTGCTTGGTTAATATCCATATCTTTATCCATACACATACCAATCCTCTGCAAGTAAATCGTCCAAATTAGGATTCCATCTATTGAGCTTAATTTTTTTCTTATTGAAAGGAATTACTATTACACATTTTTCAGTATTTGTTGGCAGTAAAATGGGTGGTTGAAACCCGTAACTTTTTCGAGTCATACCTCGTCCTTCTTTCTGTGCTTTCAACGTGACTTCTCTTATATTCATCTCTATTCACTTGCTTTCTGTGTTTTAGACTACCAAGGAAGTTTCTTGCTGTTCTTTTCCATCCAATCAGCAGCTGCGCTCTCATAAATACGAATCGTACGACCGTGTCCTGGATGGATATCAAATACAAAATCTGGCTTGTACTTGTAAAAAATCTCTTCCTTAATCCAATCAATGCTTTTTCCGGGACAAAACTCTTTTTTGAATTGAGCTAAGGTAATTGTTTTTCCTTTTGATTCATTTTTAGGGACAAAATTCAGTTCCTTCATAATTTCAATGATTTCTTTTTTTAGTTCTTCTCTTGAAATAGTTACTTCCATCGTTAATACCTCCTAAATATCTAGGTTAGTCTGTGCATTAACTTCATCGATATCTCTCTTTAGCAGTACTGACGGATACCAGCCATTAATAAACTCAATCGCTTTATCAAAATCTTCTTTACGTAAGGCATCATAACGTGGGATTTGAAAGAACTCTTTGAAGTCATGTGCCAATGCCATGAAAACTTTACGAGATCTAGTTTTTATAGAAATTACTTTCTTTACCGCCACAGACTTCAATCGCTCTTTTGTTACGAACTTTTTGCAATTGGAAGCGTTGGTTTGAATCTATCTCTGACTTGTTTTTTAAAAGAGCAATATCTTCTTCTGCATTTGTCATTCGTTCATCCATATGCACATTCGATTCAAGTAACAGTCTGATCTGCCCTTCTGGGGTTTGTGGTAATTGCTTAACTGCTTCTTGTTTACGAATATACGATTCCATCTTGTTAAAGGCTTCGATGTATTCTAGTTTGAATTCATCTGCCTTGCGTCCAGTAAACCCCATGGCAATAAAAGTAAAACCATCACGATTCATGTAGTACATTTTGTTTTGCTTTCCACTTGCATCTGCATATGTACTTTCACAAAACATTTCACTCACCCCAAAATTGGGGTCAGTCAATTTTGATTCAATCGCTCTAATTACACGATCATGTCTTTTTTCAAAAATTTTAGCTACTTCTAAACTAGTTGTTACTGCTTGACCATCTTTCATAATTACGAGGTCTTTTAGTTCGCTCATTATTACTCACCTCTAATATTTAATGCATCAAAAATAGCTTTCCGATTGTCTTTAGCTGCTTGTGTTGGATAACCTTTAATAGCTTCATTAACGGCCTTAGGTGTTAAGCCTAATTTATGTGCTAAATCCACTTGGGTCATTCCACGTCTAACTAGTGCTGCTTTTATTTTTGCTTCCATTTGTCGCGTAGCTTGCTCTAACCTTTCTTCAATTGGCATTTAATTCACCTCATTTTTTATTAATTATCAACAGTCGTCCACAAATTACGTAATTTCTTACGTAAGTTATTGACTTTAATGAGTAATAGTGTGAATATAAAAGCATAATAAATAAGCAAAAAAGTGTTTCCCCAAACTTTATTTTTTGCATTTTTATTACCACATTTGTTTCGCAAATTATTACGTAATTCGTTGACAGTTAATATTATTGCGCATTATCTGGCACATTGTAAGCATTTTTGTGCGTAATTTTACTCATAAAAGTCAACGATAAGGAGAAATCGTTGATATGACAACATTTGATAATATAAAAAAATTAGCAAAAGAACATGGAATGTCTTTAGCTGAATTAAATGATAAAGCAGGATTAGGAAAGAGAACCATATATAGATGGAGAACTGACAATCCCAGTTATACCAGTTTAGCTAAGGTTGCAAAGGTGTTAGGCGTGACTCCCGATCAATTGACAGATCAAAATACAGATCTAGATTCTGACGACCAAGAAATGCTTGCCTTATTCCGTAAATCTACCGATGGGATGACAGAAGAGGAAAAAGAGAAATTTAAGCAATCATTTGTTAAGCTCCTCAAAGTAGCAAAAGATTTAAATAGTTAGGAAGTGAATTGATATGGAGTTTGAATTAGTTTCTCCTGATGTCTATTGTAGCTGTCAAGAAATCGCTAATAGAATATTAGAGCAAACTTCGATAGCAACTCACAGAGGCATTACAAAGCTTAGAGCAAATGATGCACTAACTTACCTAAATAATAGATATTCACCTCAAATTGTTTTCTACTATGCTAAGCCAGAAGATGATTATGACGATTGGCATGTAGCAGATAATCAAATGAATTATTTAGCTAACATTAATGCACAGTTTGATATGAGGAACATAAATATCCATGCCCGCGAACTAGTTACAGTAGATGAGATTTTTGCTAGAAAGATATCTGGTTTTACATTCTTTAAGTACGAACCACCTACACTCTACTTAAATCTTTCTACAAACAACTTTGAGCGAATTATATTTACAGCATTGCATGAGTATTCACACATGTACCAGAGTGAACGTGATCCAGATTACGCAAGAGTGGGCTGCACTTATCAATACTAGCAAGCTTCTAAACATGAGTTACCCGGAAGAATATCAACCATTAGAAACAGAAGCTAATATTGTTGCATCCCTCTTAATAGTTCCTGACGTAAGCTTAGATGCTGACATAAGATTACGGAACTTTAATGAGATACGTAACAAGTACTCCATTAGTGCGCAAGCTCTACACAATCGCTTAATTAACTACTTCTACTTTAACTGTGGCTTTGACTACACAATAGCTCTTCAAGCAACCTTAGGCTTTCGTACCCATAATATAGAAGTAATTAAGCAAGTTAGACAGCACTTACGTAAAAGCTAGGAGGTTTTCCAATGCTACCAGATTATGATCCAGAATATGTAGACTATCTTTTTTCAAGATTAGTTCATGATATTAGTGATAAATATATAATCGAAATATTTACTAAGTATTTCGATTGCACCACTGAACAGGTTGAACAAGCTATTAAAAAGGGATATGAAGTTGAGCGCCCTAATATCTTTCATGATTACATTGGCTCTGCCCTACTAGATGCAAGTATCAATGACAGCCAAGAACAAGCACAAAATGCATTAGATGGTGACTTTCATCTTTGGGAGATTATGGAATTGCGCAAAGATAATTAATGGCAAAACAAAAAAGCCATCCTTTCGGATGGCTACTGCTTAAAACTGTGTAGTTTGTAAATATCTCAATCACTACACATTAATTATATCATATTTTGGAGGTAATATTAATGACTGACAATCATGAACATATTACTAGAATTGATCCTAATAAAGTGCAAAACAGATCATCCAGATCAGTAAGCAAACAAGAACCTACTAAGCCAACTAAAGCACCATCATGAGATGATTAGTTTGATTTACGAGGTTGAATAATTAAGGCAACAAAATTTTGCTTTGTATTAATATACTCATATGTGAGATGTCTATCTTGATAGTGTTCATTCATCACCCGCTCATGAAGCTCATCGTAAGTTTCAAGCGGTGTTTCAGCAAAAGGATAAACAACTGATTGATAATTACTATTTTCGTCAGCCGAATATCTGTATATTTGTCCTGCACTAATTGGCTTATGATCTAATGTAAACAGGTAAATGTAGGTTTGATCGGATTGTGTTTCATCAAGTATTTTTTCCCATACATCTCCATCATCAGTAGTAAGTAACTTGTTTATTTTTAGATGAGCTGTGACCCAGTCATAAAATTTATAAGTTATCCAGTGCAAGGGATAGGCTAATAAACTAGTACCGATCCACGCAATTAAAATGGTTAATAATGTGACAGTGATTTGAAGCCAATTAGGCGAAACAAAAGATTTGAACCATTGTAATAAAATTAGATAAATTACATAGTCAATTAATGACCAAACTAAGCAATATCCTAGCCTAATCTGATTAGCGTCTTTATAAAGCTGGGTCGTTCCTAGTTGATCGGTCACAATATAATTAATGAACCCTACTCCACCTATAGTTAAAAGCGTAAGCAAGATTTTATTAAGCTGATACATATATTAAACTCTCCATTTTTGCATTTCTACTTTTTATCAAAATTATCGTCCATAAAAAGCCAGTGACGTTAAACCTAAGGCACATCGGAGGTTCTATTTTATTTATGGAAGAAAAAAAGTTAATTAAGCGACGATTTATATGCGGTATCTTAATGGTAATCGCTTCAGGAATATTTTTACTGCAAGCGTTAGCTGTTACAGGAATTTATTCTTCGATTTCAGATAATGCAGCGGGCCAAGGCTTTTTAGGAATTATTACATCCGGTTATGGGTTAGGATTAGGTATTTTTTATATAGTAACTCGTAATAGAAAGCCGGTTAAAAAAAGAGAAGCAATTTTAGATATTATCGTTATCGTCTTAGCCATTCTAACAAGTTTTAGCGCTTCAGCAGCTTATAGTGACTTAGCATTGTGTGGCTGGGTAATAGCAGTACTTAATATAATAGCTATGCCATGGGGTAAAGGATACAAAGAATATCCATGGAACGCCGCAGAAGAAAAAGGCAAAAAAGAAGTTGTTTCTACATCTACCTCCGTACAAGGTACAGATGATCCAACTGCAAAACTTACTCAACTAAAAAATATGTACGAAAAAAATCTAATTAGCAAAGAAGATTATGAAAATAAAAAATCTGCTTTATTAGATAAAATAGTGAAATAG